AGTACCACGAAGAACGTCGTCGTAAGGAAGAAGCCGAGCGAGAACGTGAAGCGGCAGTTCAGTATGCAGAATCGCAGAAGAATGAAGCTGAACGCCTCCGTAAAAACCTTTCTGAAGGTGAAGGTGTATTGGTTAATGAAGCCAAGGCACGAGTAGCATCAGAGCTTAACAGCGCTAAACGCGCCTACAAAGAAGCCTATGAAGCTGGGGACACGGATGCTGTGCTAGAAGCGCAGATGTCATTGTCTAAGCTACAACTTGAAGCTGATCGTGTAGAAAACTGGAAACCAGCAGAGAAGGTTGTACAAGATCAATCTCGAGCTCCAGCACCACAAGCAGCGCCTCGTGTTCCTACACCAGATCGTAAAGCACAGGAATGGGTAGCCGAGAACGATTGGTTCCAGAAAGACACGGGTATGACAAGGTATGCTATGCTCATACACGAAGAACTATTAGAGACAGGCGTTGATTCTACGTCTGATGTGTACTATAGTAAGATAAACGAGGCCATGCGGTCTCGATACCCAGATCGCTTTGCGGACGTGGAACCAGAGGTTCGACAACCACAACGTAAAGCTGGCTCCGTGGTGGCCCCGGGTGGTAGAAGTACCGCCACATCACGCAATAAAGTTGTCATCACCTCATCTGAGGCCGCAATCGCCAAGCGCCTTGGATTATCTAATAAAGAATATGCGGCGCAAAAGCTAAAGGATATGCAAAATGGCTGATAGAAAACCACGTACAACTGAAACCCGCGAAGCGGGAGAACGTCGTAAACCTTGGAAGCGCTCGTCAATGCTACCTACCCCCGAACCACGAGACGGACTTTCGTTCCGCTGGATTCGCACATCTACATTGGGTAACGCAGATATGACAAATGTCTCTGGGAGGTTTCGTGATGGCTATGTGCCTGTAAAGGCAGTGGATTATCCCGAGCTACACATCATGTCAGATATTGATTCTCGATTTAAAGACAATATCGAAGTTGGTGGGTTATTGCTTTGCGCTATCCCGACCGAACTAAGGGACGATCGTATTCATGGTCAACTTGAGTCTGCACAAAATCAGGCTGAAGCTGTCGATAGAAACTACATGCGTGAGTCTGACCCGCGGATGCCTATGCTTAAACCTGAGCGTAGTTCGCGGTAACTATATGGTAAGGGGCAATGAGGCTCTTTACTTCAAAAGTAAATAAATCTGGAGGAAGAGCATCATGGCTACTACAGCTGCTCCCTATGGTCTAAAGCCGGTAAAACGTGCCGACGGAATGGCCTACGCTGGGGCGACATCCCAGTACTTGATCGACCCCGCTGGAGAGGCAACAAACCTCTTTAACGGTCAAGTCGTTCATATCGGTGCTGATGGTTACATCGCACTATCAACTGCAACAGGTGCCGACGGTACTACAAACGCATTACCAACAGGAACAACCTTAACTGGTTCTCTTGGTGTGTTTGTAGGGTGTGAGTACGAGAATGACCTTGGTCAAACTGTATACTCACAGTATTACCCGTCTGGTGCAGTAAACGCGAAAGCATTGGTTGTAGACGATCCAAACGTACTATTCCAAGTACAAGCAGACGGCGCTATGGACCAGTCTGATATAGGTGCGAACACTTTCTTCGCAGCTGCTCAGTCTACATCTACTGGCAACACTGCTACTGGTAACTCTACAAGTGCCGTTGACGCGACAACTAAGACTACCACCGCCGCCTTCCGTATCGTGGCCGCTGTATCACCTATTGGTGATGCGTTCCCTGATCTTTTGGTTAAACTCAACCCCGGCTACAGCAGCATGACTAACGCTGTTGGCTTGTAAGGAGGGATAACACATGGCTATATCACGCGCACAGGCGCTTAAAGAGCTCTTACCCGGACTTAATGCCTTATTTGGACTTGAGTACGATAAATACGAAAACGAACATGCAGACATCTATGAGACAGAAAATTCAGAGCGTAGCTTTGAAGAAGAAGTTAAATTGTCTGGTTTCGGTGCAGCACCAACAAAGGCTGAAGGTTCATCTATTGCGTACGATAATGCGCAAGAGGCGTTCACAGCTCGCTACACACACGAGACCATCGCTATGGGTTTCGCCATCACTGAAGAAGCGATGGAAGATAACTTGTACGATTCTTTGTCTTCACGTTACACAAAAGCTCTAGCTCGCGCTATGGCATACACTAAGCAGGTTAAAGCTGCCTCATTGCTCAACACGGGCTTTGACACTTTCCAGTCTGGTGATGGTGTAACATTGTTCAACACTGCACACCCAACAGTTGGTGGCGGTACAAACTCTAACCGTCCAGCGGTTAGTGCTGACCTTAACGAGACTTCGCTTGAACAAGCGATTATCGACATTGGTGGATACACAGACGAACGTGGCTTACTTATCGCAGCTCGCGCTAGAAAGCTAATCATTCCGTCTGCGTTACAGTTCGTAGCAACTCGTTTGTTGGAAACAACTTTACGTGTAGGTACAGCTGATAATGATATCAATGCACTCAGCTCTAACGGTGCAGTTCCTGAAGGATATGGCGTAAACCATTATCTTACAGACGCTGACGCTTGGTTCCTGACTACAGACATCCCTAACGGTATGAAGCACTTCGTACGTTCTGCGATGGCTACAGGAATGGATGGTGACTTCGATACTGGCAACGTGCGCTACAAAGCGCGTGAGCGTTACAGCTTCGGTGTTTCTGATCCATTAGGTATCTACGGATCACAAGGCGCGTAAGCTCCTAATACTTAAATTTAGAGGGCTCCACTTCGGTGGGGCTTTCTTTTTGTTTAAAGGTGTTGTATGATCCAGTTAACGGGTACAACATTAGCTTTGTAGACAGGTCTATATACCCACCTGACGTTGCATAGACTACAAGGCAAATCCTTATGCAAAGGGTACTAAAATGGCATCGACTACATTTTCAGGTCCAGTAACTTCAACTGCTGGCTTTATTGGCGACATCGTCGTCCCAACTTACACCGTAGCAAACGCACCTTCAGCTTCAGCCGCTGGCGCAGGCACTGTTGTATTTGTTTCAAATGGCGCAGCGGGTTCTGCAATATTAGCTTTCTCTGACGGAACAAACTGGAAGCGTTCTGACACAGGCGGCACAATAGCAGCATCATAAGGGGGTAGCTAATGAGTAGATTTGCACCTCCATCCGAAGAAGAACTAGCAGCCCGAGGAATTGGTACTGTTAAAGTTCGAGCACGAAAAAAAGATGGCACTCTTCAAGCAGATGACCCTTCTACACCTGATGTAAATGAGGCGTGGGAAGAAAAACCTGTTAAGAAACGTGGCCGTCCTGCAAAGAAAAAGGACTAGATTATGGCTGGTCAAGAAGTACGAGCTTATAACTTTGCGGTAGGCGATAGCGCCGCACTTGTAGGCCCATCACGCGGTAGACTGCAGGGAGTTCTAGTGAACGCCGCATCTGCTGCTGCTTTTACTATTCGTAGTGGGTCAGCTACTGGCCCTATTTTACTACAGTTAACCCTACCTGTTGGTTGGAATGACGTATATATTCCGAATGACGGTATTTTAGCTGACAACGGTTGTTTTGTTTCTGCCTTTACGGGTTCAGGAAATAAAATGACATTACTTATAGAGTAATATGGCTGTTAAGAAAAAAGGCACAATGAAAGGCCACACCATAAAAGGTGGTCAGAAACGCCCAACTAAATCTGGTGCGGGCATGACTAAAAAAGGTGTGGCTAAGTATCGTCGGGATAACCCCGGCTCTAAACTAAAGACCGCCGTTACTGGCAAGGTTAAGAAGGGAAGTGCGGCAGCTAAACGACGTAAGTCCTATTGTGCACGTTCCGCGGGACAGATGAAACAGTTCCCTAAAGCGGCTAAGAACCCTAACAGTAGATTGCGGCAAGCTAGAAAAAGGTGGAAATGCTGATATGATGGGACGTAGTTCTATGGGAAGACAACTTACAGGAAACCGTGTTAAAAAAACAGTACCCCGTAAACCTGTAGCGGCTATGGCCAAGGGTGGTAAGGCCAAGAGTCGTGTGAACGAGGCTGGTAATTACACTAAACCTACAATGCGTAAGGCGTTATTCAACAAGATTAAGGCTGGTGGTAAAGGTGGTAAACCCGGACAGTGGTCTGCGCGTAAAGCCCAGATGCTTGCAAAACAGTATAAAGCTAAAGGTGGAGGTTATAGGAAATGAAGGGCGTAAAGCACTATAAGAGAGATGGAACTCTTCACACAGGGGGTACGCACAAGATGCCTAACGGTTCGTTGCACTCAGGTAAAACTCATGGCAAGACGAGCGTAAAGCTGGTACATTACAAAGATTTGAGTAAGAAAGCGAAGGCTAAAGCCGATGGCAAAAGCAAAAAGTCAAAAAAGTCTTAGCAAATGGACTAAGCAGAAATGGCGTACAAAGTCTGGTAAGCCATCGACGCAAGGGAAAAAGGCTACAGGTGAGCGGTATCTACCCGCTAAAGCTATAAAGGCTTTGTCATCTAAAGAATACGCTGCTACTACCAAGGCTAAACGAGCGGCTACTAAAAAAGGTAAACAGGTTTCTAAACAACCTAAAAAGATAGCCAAGAAGACGGCGAAGTATAGAAAGACTTAGATCATGGCAGTTGTTGTACCAGAGCTAAATGAATTATTTGAAGAGGCGTACGAACGTGCGGGACTTGAAATGCGTTCGGGGTATGACTTAAAAACCGCCCGTAGAAGCCTTAATATTATGACGCTAGAGTGGCAGAACCGTGGTTTGAACCTATTTACCATAGAGGCTGGAAGTATACCTCTGGTTGCGGGTACAGCTACTTATACACTGCCTTCCGATACTATTGACCTAATAGAACATCAACTTCGCACTGACGAAGGTACGGCACAACAACTTGATGCGTATATCCAACGCATGAGCGTGTCTACATATTCACAGCAAGGAAATAAAAATACTCAAGGGCGTCCGTCTCAAATATACGTACAGCGTAATGCTACAGACGTGCAAGTTACCCTTTGGCCTGTACCGAATGATGCCACTACTTATAAATTGGCTTACTATCGCCTCAAAGGTATAGATGGGCTGGCAAGCGGTGTTGGAGGAGCTACTACTTCTATACCACCACGTTTTATTCCCGCTCTTGTGTCTGGGCTAGCGTACTACATAGCTATGAAAAAACCCGAAGTCGCAGAAAGAGTTGGCCCTTTAAAACAAGAGTACGAAGAGCAATTCCTTAGAGCTGCAGACCAAGATCAAGACAGGTCTACCTTTCGTATGGTGCCGTTTAGAGGAGCTATGTAATGCCCGGATATGCTAGTGGTAAACACGCATACGGTATATGTGACCGGACTGGGTTTCGCTACAAGCTGGAAGACCTTATATACGAGGTTCAACATGGAGTACGTACAGGGTTACGTGTTGGCAAGGATGTGCTTGATCCTGACCAACCACAGAACTTTCTTGGGGACGTTAATTCAACAGACCCGCAATCTTTACTTAACCCACGCCCAGATGTTAATCCGGGAAGAGGTTTATTTGGCTGGAATCCTATTTGGAACCCGGCTCAATATATGGTAGGCTCTGTAGGAAGCGTTACCATAGCAACAACAGATGGAGACTAATATGCAGACCCCTAAGCTAAGACCAAAAAACTTAAAAAAGAAAAAGAAGAAGGGTGGCGCACCTGCGAACTCTTCAATGCCTAAACCACGCCCAGCAGGTTTGGGTGCTACTAAAAAAGAAATGGAAGCAATGGACCGTGGTTTCCGTATTCAAGAGATGGAAGGCCGCGATAGGGAAGCTATGAAGAAGGGTTCGGGCGGCAAGCTGAATATGGTTAAGAATAAAAAAGGGGAGATGGTTCCTGATTATGCTGCTGATGGCGTTGGCAAAATGGCTTACGGCGGTAAAGTTAAGAAAATGAACTACGGCGGCAAAGCCAAAGTCAAGAAGATGAGAGACGGCGGCATGTGCCGTGGTATGGGTGCGGCTACTCGTGGTGGCGGCTATAAGATGGGGTAAGTTCTGATGAACTACACAGAGCTGGTTGCAGCGATAAAAGATTATACACAGAATGAGGAGACGAGCTTCGTCTCTAACATTCCTACGTTCGTTAGGCAGTCAGAAGAACGTCTTAACCGATCTATTATGGTACCTGAGCTACGTAAAAATGTTACGGCACTTACTTCTAATGGCGGTGTATACTTAGGCCGACCAGATGATTTTATATCTGTGTTCTCTATAGCTGTAGTAGATTCATCTGGAGATTATTCGTTTCTTATAGATAAAGACGTTAACTTTATTCGTGAAGCCTATCCTGCAGCAAGCACTTCTGGCCTACCTAAGTACTACGCGCAGTTTGACGGGGACTTTAATGGTGAGCAGGGTAACTTTATTCTTGGCCCAACACCTGACGATACCTACACAGTTGAGTTACATTACTACTACGATCCGGCTTCAATCGTTACCGCAGGAACATCTTGGTACGGTGACAACGCCGAATCTGCTTTACTTTATGGTTCTTTGATTGAGGCATACACATACATGAAGGGTGAGGCCGACCTCATCCAATTATATACTACTCGTTACGACGAAGCTCTTGGACAGCTTACCGGGGTTCAAATACGTAGCTCGACAGACGAGTACAGAGATGGGAGACTTTGATGCAAGTTGAAATGGATTTTGGCTTTGACGCCATAAAAGTACACACCGCTAACAACGGAGGGCATAGCCCCGATGCTGTAGCGGAAATGTGTGTAGACAAGCTAATGAGCGTGTCTACTTCTGCCCCGCCCGAGATACGATTGCAAGCAGAAGCGTATAAATCGCAGATGTTGCAAATTATCGCGCATTATATTAAAGTAGCGGTTAAGGAAGACCGCGCAACAACATGCGTAAAACTACAAGAGGCTGGGTTTCCTGACCTCGCAACCCAACTTAGGAGACTTTAAATGGCCTTTAATGGTAACTTCATGTGTACATCGTTCAAGAAAGAACTGCTTCAAGGTACACACAACTTCACCGCCTCTTCAGGTAATACATTCAAACTTGCTCTGTATACTAACAGCGCATCGTTCACTGCGGCGACTACTGCGTACACTTCTAGTAACGAAGTAAGTAACTCAGGTAGCTATGCTGCTGGAGGGGGCGCACTTACAAACGTGACACCTACTTCTTCAGGCACGACAGCGTTGACAGACTTCGCTGATCTTGAGTTTACATCTGCTACGATTACAGCACGAGGTGCGTTGATTTATAACGATAGCGTTGCGGGCGACCCAACAGTTGCAGTTCTGGACTTCGGTGCGGACAAAACTTCGACTACTGGTACGTTTACTATTCAGTTCCCAACAGCAGATGCTACGAACGCTATTATTCGTATCGCTTAAAATAATAGGAGTAGCCCTATGGCCTTAATTGTCGCTGATCGCGTACAAGAAACCACTAACACTACGGGTACAGGGGCTTATACTCTGGGAGGCGCGGTTCCGGGCTTCCAAACATTTGCTTCCGAGGTATCTAACGCT